TGGGAGCCTGTCGAGGTTGTTAGTATACACCCGTACTTCAAAGTCAGACTCACAAGTTAGATGGCTAAAGTTTTCGGGAAGTCTGTTCTGTCCAAGCAAGAGCAAAGGAAGGCATATTCCGATGCTATGCGTGCGCAGTACAAGGCAAACAAGGACGTTACTGTTCTGGGTAGGATGGAGGGCGAGTTGTTCGTGGACCCGGAGTTGGAGGCCGAGGGTGAACGGAGAGAAGCTCGCCGGATCGCTGCATCCGATAGGAACAGGAAACGCCAGCTGGCACGTAATCGGGTTAAACCCGCGCTGCAAGAGGCAGCCGAATTGGTTGTTCCAGATTCCTGGGAAGATGTCCTAGAGGAACCGGGAGCGGTCGAGCCGGCGCCTAGCGTGAGTCAATCCGATTCCAGCTCTCAACAAGGGGATGCCAAAGGGCGCAGGTCAGAGAAGCGGGTTCGTCCCGTGGAGGCGTTGGTGAGAGCGGTGCATACCGCTGATGTTCATTTTGGGGTTTACAGATACACACTGGTGGATGTCGGCGCTTCGGATCGAAGCGTTGAACGTCACCAGGCGGTCTATGTTCGTGATATCCACACGATGGGACCTAAGCTGTTGCCGACGGATGAACTGAACACCTTGGAGCCGACTTGCGGCCACACTTTGGCGTCCTGCACGTGCTTTCCGGAAGGCGCGTACAGGTTGTTGCACTGCCATCAGTCAGCTCAACACTTCCAGCAAGCAGACTACGACGCGTTACGCGAAGGAGATCTGTTATCCACTGTCAATGTGGAACTGGAAGATGGCGAGAAGGTCACGGTGCGTGGGGTCGAAACGGAGCGGTGTGGCGACTTGGTCGTCACACGGATCAAAGGCCAAACGGCCTTTATCGACCCAGCGTTCGAGTTGGGGAGTCCGAAAGGCATGCGGTTGGTGGAGGTGTCCCATGTGGCAAAGGGACCAACTCACCACCGGATCAACAGAGTGGTTGCTCTGGAACCAGAAGTGGAGGAGGCACCACCCAAGTTCGAGATGGATGAATACTTGGGTGAAGTGGCCAGCAATGTTTTGGCTGCCCAGTTACGACTGGGCAAAACAATTGCTTGCCAAGCCTCTCGGTTCCTGGGCTATCTCTGGGATCAATTGATGCCAACAACATCGGATGAACCGCAAGGATGCATCGCGGCGTGTGAAGCAGAGCAAAAGGCGTCAGTTCGAGCACAGATATTGCTCGCGCCAATTGACGGCACAGCGGCCGATCGAGTCGTAGCAAAAGACTTGGTCAGAGTGGCCGCCACACTGTCACGCGAGAGTGCAGGCCAATTGTCGGTCTGCGAGTGTTCGGAGATTGCAACAGGGAGATGCGGAATGTCCTCAGAGTGCAAGACACGCTGCTTGGTGCGGCGAAGAATGCAGTTGACCATACTGCTTGGCGAATCATTTTGCGCGCCAAGAGAGGTTTGAGGATCATCATCTTCTTGTTGACCCCCGCCGCCATTGCAACCTACAGCCTGTGTAAGGGCTTCTCACTCAAGTCGTCAGGAATCCTGGCGACATTAGGAGCTGCAGGCATGCTCCTCTTGTTGACCCGAGACTTCTTTGGAAGAGGTGTTGGGGTGATCAAGAGGTCCAACGCCAACTGAAGGCACACCCCACTTGATGAAAATGGGCACATCATCAGTGGGGAATTCGGAGAACCAGAGTATGGTTATACCCAACTATACTCGCTGACTACAGATACGGTTTGCCTAGGCCTCGGAGACGAGGCCAAATTGGGGCGCAACTGTCGGATCATCGATCGGCCGACAGCTTGCTCCAGACCCACACAAAGGGGCGCAACTTTGTGTGGTTTGAGCACCGGAATGGCGTTTGTGTGTCGCTCATGCGTATGCAACGCCCACAATGCAATGTGTAATAGGCATGGGGCAGCAGGACCCCCTTTCACTGGCGATTACACATACTTCAAGGATGTTTGGTGGCCACGTCACTGCGGAAGCTTTGAGATGGAGTACGTGGAGAAACATCACCACTATGCGGATCATTGGATCGAGAAATGGCCACGTGCCAAGATCGAGGCCATAGAAGAGTCCGTTGAACGGGATGTTCTCAAACCGGGTTCAGTGAAGAACATGGTCAAACGCGAGTCGGGGCATTCGATGCCCAAGAAAGCGCGTTGTATCCAGTTCTACCGGAACTTGGCGACCCAGGCTCACAAAGCCCCCCAGTTCACTGCCATGCAAAAGGCGTTGGGTGCGGTTGTCAATATGTCAGTTCATTCAGATGATGACATAACTTTGACTTTTGCATCCGGCATGAATGCACGGCAGTTGGGTGAGTGGATGGCTACTGTGTTGGCGAGAAGGCAGCGGCCCATGTTCTACGAAAGGGACGGGAAGAATTGGGACGCCACTCGTGGTCCGGAAGCGTTTGAACTCAAGAATTGGGTTTACGCGCAAGTGGATAGCGAGACGGCGGAATTCGCCCGTGAGTGTAAGGACGTGGGTGGACTGCTGCGCCACAATGGACAGACCTTGAGGTACAAGTTGCAGAACACGGTTAAGTCGGGTCACAATGACACGACGTTCGGCAACAACATTGACAACGGTGCGTTGACTGTTTGCTCTTTGGCAAAGCTGGGTTTGAAGGCCGATGTGTTGGTGGCAGGAGACGATCTCCTGGTGGTTGTTGAAGGTGATTTTGATGCTGACGCGCTGGCGAAGGAAGAGAGCAAGTTCGGGATCGTCCCGGAATACAGGAAATTCAGTGACGTTTTGGATGTCACTTTTATTTCCGGATGCTTCTTTCCAAATGCCGGTGGGTTCGTTTTCACCCCGAAACCAGGGCGCTTGGTCAGGCGCTTGTTTTGGACGACCAGGCCACCACCCCCGAAGAAATTCGATGCGTGGAAGAGAGGCATTGTTCTTGGGCTATGGCCCACCTGTTCGAACATGCCGTTTCTTTCGTCGTTCTTAGCCCATCACAGTGTTGG